GAGAGACAAGCTCACGCATCAGCTATTGAGTCGTATATAGAAAAACACATTGGTATTGATTTAGATGGTAGCTTTAGAGACTCAGATGCAATGGGCTCTATGCCATTTACACGAACATTAGAAGACTGGGCAAAGTTTGATATTAGCAATAGAACTAAGTATGACGCTTCAATTAGTTCTGGTTTAGCCATAATGGCGTGTCAAAAGCACTTGTATACACCTGAAAAGAAAGAATCAAAAATAAAACTTAACTTTGCAAGGTATACTAACAACGGAGTATTAAGTGAATTAATTAGATAGATGAAAGACGTTAAGGTAAATATTTCATCTGTAGGTTTCCCCAGTCAATTTGTTTCTGATGCTGAAAAAGCAACTGACGAGTTTGGATTACAAATTGGGCAAGCAATACAGTATGAATGGTTTAAAAAAGATGGTAACGCTTGTCGTTACTATGACCAATGGAGAAACTTTCATAGACTAAGGTTATACGCCCGAGGAGAGCAATCAGTGGGAAAGTATAAAAATGAAATCGCTATTGATGGCGATTTATCTTACCTTAACTTAGATTGGACTCCAGTTCCTATATTACCTAAATTTGTAGATATTGTTGTTAACGGAATGTCTGATAGGCTTTTTAAAGTAAATGCTTATGCTCAAGACGCAATGTCTCAAGCTAAGAGAAGTAAATATCAAGATATGATTGAAGGTCAAATGGCCGCTAAAGATATTTTGTTAGACATACAAAAAGCGACAGGGGCTGACCCGTTCACCACAGACCCTGAGTCATTGCCTCAAAACGATGAAGAGCTTTCTTTATATATGCAAATAAATTACAAACCCGCTATTGAGATTGCTGAGGAAGAAGCTATTAATACCTTGTTTGAGGAAAATCATTATATAGACCTAAGGAAAAGGTTTGATTATGATTTAACTGTTTTAGGAATGGGTGTTGCTAAACACGAGTTCCTCCCCGGGTCTGGCGTTCAGGTAGAATATGTAGACCCAGCAAATGTTGTTTATAGTTATACTGAAGACCCTCACTTTCAGGATTGTTTTTATTGGGGCGAAATTAAAACATTACCAATTACAGAGCTATTAAAAATTGACCCTAAACTAACTAATGAGGATTTAGAAGAAATTAGCCAGTACAGTCAAAGTTGGTACGATTACTATAATGTCGCTCAGTTTTATGAGAATGATATTTTTTATAAAGATACATGTACCTTAATGTATTTTAATTATAAAACCACCAAGAAGATGGTTTATAAGAAAAAAATATTAGAAAACGGTGGTAGTAAAGTTATAGAAAAAGATGACCAATTTAACCCTCCTGTCGAAATGATGGAAGAGGGTAAGTTTGAAAAGATGGAAAAAACCATAGACGTTTGGTATGACGGCATTATGGTTATGGGTACAAACATTATTTTAAAATGGGAGCTTGCTCAAAACATGGTAAGACCAAAGTCTTCAAGCCAACACGCATTGCCTAATTATGTGGCTGTAGCTCCAAGAATGTACAAAGGTGTTATTGAATCTTTAGTTAGAAGAATGATACCATTTGCAGATTTAATTCAAATAACACACTTAAAACTACAACAAGTTATAGCTCGTGTAGTTCCTGATGGAGTTTTTATAGATGCGGATGGTTTAAATGAAGTTGACTTAGGAACTGGTCAAGCATACAATCCAGAGGATGCGTTAAAAATGTATTTTCAAACAGGTAGTGTAGTCGGAAGAAGTTACACTCAAGACGGTGAGTTTAATCAAGCCAGAGTCCCTATACAACAACTTACGTCAAATAGCGGGCTTAGCAAGACTCAAATGCTTATAGCTAACTACAATCATTATTTAGATATGATACGTGCTGTAACGGGCTTAAATGAAGCCAGGGACGGCTCTACACCAGACCCTAACTCTTTAGTTGGATTACAAAAGTTAGCTGCATTAAATTCTAATACCGCTACACGACATATATTAGATGGCAGTTTGTTTATGTATCGAAGCTTAGCTGAAGCTTTAACTTACCGGGTAGCAGATATTTTGGAGTATGCTGATTTTAAAGATGATTTTGTAAACAAAATAGGAAAGTATAATGTCAGTATACTTAATGATATATCTGATTTATATATATATGACTTTGGTATATTTATAGATGTAGCTCCTGATGAGGAACAAAAAGCTCAATTGGAAGCTAATATTCAAATGGCATTGTCTAAACAAGATATAAACCTTGAAGACGCTATTGATATACGTGAGGTTAAAAACCTAAAGCTTGCTAACCAATTGCTTAAAGTAAAAAGAAAACAAAAACAAGAGAGAGACGAAAAGAATGAAATGGTCAAGCAACAAACCCAAGCTGCTATGCAAATGAAGTCTCAGCAAATGGCCTCTCAAGCTGCTATGCAAAAATCTCAGTCAGAGATGAATGCAAAAATGCAAATTAAACAAGCGGAAATAGCTTTTGAAATTGAAAAAATGAAAACTGAGGCTCAATTAAAAAGCCAGCTTATGGAGCAGGAGTTTCAATATAGCCAGCAATTAAGGGATATATCTGAGAGAGCACTGTCTGATAGAGAACTTCAAAGAGAAGGAGCTAAATCCAAAAGAATTAGCCAGCAAAATACAGAACAATCCAGGTTAATAAATCAGAGAAAAAATAATTTACCTCCGCAAAGATTTGAGTCTAACGAGGACAGCTTAGATGGTTTTGATTTAGCTGAGTTTGAGCCAAGGTAATTGAATATTTTATATTGTTTAATGTACTATCTTTGTACTAAAATTTAATCTAATGGAACTTAAAGTAAAAGAAGTTGGTGCTGTAGAGGAAAAGTCTGCAGTGCAAGTAGAAGAGCAATTGCTTGAAAAAGCAGAGCAACAACACCAGGAGGAAACCGTAGAGGTAAACGAGACTCCTGATATCGAGAAAGTGGATATGAGTAATACCGCTGAGCCCGAAAAAGAAATAGAAACTGTAGAGCCTGAAGACACTACAGAAAAAGAATCAACTCAATCCTCAGAGTTAAACGAGGAAGACGTTCTTTCATTTATTAAGAATAGATACGATAAGCAGATAAATTCTGTTTCAGATTTACTTGAAGAAAGAAAAGAATCTGAAGAATTACCAGAAGATGTTTCTGCTTATTTTGAGTATAAAAAGAAAACAGGTAGAGGAATTGAAGACTACGTTAAGTTAAACAGAAACTTTGATGACATGCCTGAAGACCAGTTGTTAACCGAGTATATCTTGGCCACAGAAGAAGGTTTAGACAAAGAAGATGCAGAGTTGTTGATGGACGACTATTCTTTTGACGAAACTTTGGATGATGAAGTTCAAGTAAGAAAGGTGAAGCTGGCAAGAAAGAAAGCAATTGTAAAAGCTAAAAAGTTTTTCAATGAACAGAAGGAAATGTATAAGCAACCTCTTGAGTCAAGTACGGGGGCTTTTTCCGAAGACAGTGAAGAATATAAAAGCTATAAGCAATATGTGGAGCAAGCTAAAACTTTCGAGCAAGAACAAGCCCGAAAGGTTTCTTGGTTTAACCAAGAGACGGACAAAGTCCTAAATAGTGAGTTTAAAGGTTTTAACTTTACTATTGGCGACACTAAAGTTCTTTACAACCCTGGTGGCTCAGTGGACGAAATTAAAAAGGCTCAAGATACCCCAATGAAATTCATTGGCAAGTATTTAGATGACCAAGGATTAATTAAAGACGCTGCCGGTTACCATAAAGCTTTAGCTGCTGCGCTTAACCCAGATAGGTTTGCTAAGTTCTTTTATGAACAAGGCAAATCCGATGCGACTGAAGACGTAAATCGTAAGATGAAAAATATAAACATGACTACGAGAAACGCTCCAGAGGTTACAACAAAGGGTAAAACGCAGTATCGCTCAATCAGTTCTTCCTCAGGGAAAGGGCTAAAAATCAAGAGTATTAAAAGAAAAAGTTAAACAATTTAAAAAAAACAAATTATTATGGCAGGTTCAGTACAAGCAACCCCAACATTTCAGCTACAGCCAGCACCACAACAGGTGGCTTTAGCTACAAACTATATTACCGATTTCAACTTTTTGAATCAGTATCTACCTGATACTTATGAAAAAGAGTTTGAGCGTTACGGTAATCGAACAATCTCCTCTTTCCTTCGGTTAGTAGGAGCAGAACTACCTTCTAACTCAGACCTTATTAAATGGGCAGAGCAAGGTAGATTACACACCAAGTATATCAAAGTAGGAGCAGGCGCAGTAGTTGCAGGTGGAGAAGTAGTTTTCCAAATCAACGATACTTTAGTTCCAGATAGAGCTGCAACAGGACTTACTGCAGGGCAAATTGCTATTCGTGTAGGTCAAACAGTTGTTATTGCTAACAACGATGGTTCAGGCGAGTTCAAAGGACTTGTAGTAGCTACTGATTTAGCTAATGCACAAGTAACTGTAGCATTCTATGATGCGCAAGGTTATACAGGTGGAACAGGATTAGGAAATTCTGACGCAACAATCTTCATTTATGGTTCTGAATTTAAAAAAGGAACTAACGGAATGCAAGGTTCTTTAGAGGCAGAAGATGAAATCTTTGACAACTCTCCAATCATTCTTAAAGATAAGTATGCAGTATCTGGTTCAGATATGGCTCAAATCGGATGGATTGAAGTAACTACAGAAAATGGAGCGAGCGGATATCTATGGTATCTAAAATCAGAGCACGAAACAAGACTTCGTTTTGACGACTATCTTGAGACTGCAATGATTGAAGCTGTTCCTGCAGAAGCTGGTTCAGGAGTTAAAGCTCAGGTTCTATCTGACCAAGTAGGAGACAAAGGTTCCGAAGGTATATTCCATGCGGTTAGCACAAGAGGTAACCTTTATGCTGGCGGAAACCCATCAGTACTTGGAGT